GTTGGGGTTACTGGTAGCGCCTTGAATGTAACCAATACTAGTATGTCTTTTAATGGTGATTCAGCTTTAAAGGTTGTTTTGCCAGGGCATTTATCAACAGCAAATTCTTCCTCTGACACTTTGGGTATAGACAGTATTTTTACTGGTGGGTTTGAAAACATCTTAAACTTTGCTGCTATGACAGTTTTGGTGTGCGCTGATCAAAATAGTGCTATTGATGGTTTAGAATTGCAATGGAGCACAGACAGTGCTACGGTATGCGAAACAGACAAATTTAATATTACAGCAAACAAAGGGAAAGTTTTCACTTTTTTTCCAGTTACAAAATACTTCAGAGTGAAATACACAAACGGAAGCGTTGCACAATCTGATTTTGACTTGCAAACAATTCTTAAACGCACAAATATACAATCTAGCTCACACAGAATACAAGACAGTATTGTCGGTGATGATGATGCAGTATTGATGAAAAGTGTAATTACTGGAGAAGATCAAGATGGTATTTTCCAAAATGTAAAAATTACCAGAGACGGCAACCTTACAATATCAAATAACTCTAGCGGTTTAGCAATCGCACAAGGTAATGTTTCAAATGTAAGTTTTATACACAAATTTGGGAACGCTCCAGATTTTGATTTTGGCGATGGTATTGTTACAATTTGGGATGGTGCAGACGATGGCGATATAAATGCAATGGCCTATTCGTATTCAGACACTTCAAACATAAATTCATTTTCTTCTAGTAGCGGCAGCGATGCTTTTGTAATGGAAATACAAGGCTTGAACTCAGATACTTTATTGATATTGGACACGGTTACTTTAAACGGACAAAACAAAGTTGTTTCAGACAGCTCTTTTTATAGAGTTTTCAGGATGAGAAATATAAATAGTGCGGACAATGTTGGGCATGTTTATGGGTTTGTTGATTGCGGTTTGTCTTCTGGGGTGCCTACAGATGCTGATAGTGTGCGTGTTGTAATGCAACCAGGGAACAACCAGACAGAAATGGCTGTTTATACTGTACCAGTAAACAAAACCGGATATATGCGCTCATGGTATGCATCAACAGCAGGAGCCAATAAAACAAGCAATTATATTATTGAGTTAAGAGCAAGGCCAAAAGGTGGTGTCTTTCAGTTAAAGCACAAGAGCGCACTTGCAGACAATGGAATGAGTTATGTACAGCATGAATATATAGAGCCAGAAGTTTTTTCAGGTGGTACAGATCTAGAATTAAGGTGCAGTTTAACCGCAACAGGTGCAACGGGTGCTTCTGTTTCAGGCGGTTTTGACTTAGTATTAGAAGATAACTAAAAGGGATAAGAATATGGCAGTTCCAGTTAATTCTCAGCAGCAAGTAAAACCAAAAGCTCCAACAGTTAACCTTCCAATGGTTCAACCTGGACAGCTTTTACCAATGCATCCAAGTGCTATACAGCAACCTGCCCCTCCAGCTCAACAACAAGCGCCACAACCTATGCAACAGGCTGCACCAACTCAACAACCACCATTACAACCACAAGCTCCAAAACCACCTTCTTTTTCACCAGAACAAGCAGCAGCATTAGCAGCTCAACCTGTGCCGCAGACTCCAGATGCTAATAAAATAGTTGATCCGATACAAACAGCAGATGTTGTTCAAGGTGCTCAAGAAAAAGCTCTGGGAGGGTTTCAGAGTGAAGAGTACAATTTACTTAATCAAAGAGTTAATGAATTACTACAAGATCCATCATTGGGAAGAAATCCAGAACTTGCAAAACAAATTGCACTGGATGAATACAACAAGAATCAAGCTCAAGCAATTGAAGCATTTAGGCAACAAACCGGAAATATAGCTGGATCTGGAAATATAGATGAAATGCTTCTCGCAAAAAACCTTGAAGCTGCTGAAGGTCGCACAGAACTTGAGCGCAAAATGGAGCTTGAGGAACAAGAATTAAAAAGAAAAGATATGTTTGACGCTCTTGCTGCTGGATCTCAAAACGTGCAAATGCAAAGTGCTATTCAAACTGGTGATATTGATAATATGATTAATGCTGCTGGTGGAGCTCTTGGTTTTGCTGATTTAGCAATGAGAGAGAATATTGCTCTTTCTGAATTGGATTACAACAAAACCAGAGATGGACTAACTAGAGAACATGATCTTTTAGTGCAGTCTGGTAATTTCGAGCAAGCAGACAAGGTCCTTGAAAAACAATTAGCATTTGAAGATAAGCAAGCTGAGTTAGGCAGAGAATTTACTGCTGGTCAAAATGCAATCAACAATGCATTAAAATCTAGTTTAGCCCATCTTGATGTTGATTCACGAAGAGAATTTCTTGGATTAAAAGCTAAAATTGATAAAGATATGTTAATTACTAGTGCAGACTTAGCTGCTGCTGAAGGTGAATTGGAAAGACTTTCAAAAGAAGCAATAGCAAACAAGAGTATTGACGCTACCTTTGCTCTGCAAGAAGCACAGAATGCATTTAGCACACTCAAGGCTGAGGCAGATAGAGAGTACAATACCGCTGAAAGACAAGCGATACAGGCATACCAAACAGGTGAAAATGTTACTGATCGTGAATACAAAAAAGGTATGCAGTTGTTAAACATAGAACACGACTTAGCTCTTCAGAATAATGATCAAGAACATGCAGATAGAATGAATGAAAATATACAAAAATTTGAATTGCATGTGTTAACTCAGAATATGGAGCATAATGAAAAAATGGCACATATTAATGCTGAAATAGATAAAGCTGCAAGTGCTGAAGATTTTGATAGAGAAAAAATTCTCATTGGAATGGCTACAGAAGAAAGAATTAAAGTTATGGCAGAGCAGGGTAGAATTGATGAGGCCTTAGCTAATCTTCAAGGTGACATTCAACAAGAGCTCAACCAAGGTGGTTACGACAACGCTCTTGTGATGCAGAAAATAAACAATGATCAACAGTGGCAAATTCATTTGGATGATCAGGCAATGGAACAAGTTTATGCTGACCTTGCTAAATTTGGTGCCAAAGGAGATGCGATTCAAAAACAGATAGAAGCTGGAAACTTAGATCCTTCCGAAGCGGTACGACTTATTCAACACCAATTTCCTGGTTTTGCTATAACTACTCCTGACCCAATGGCAGTACAAAAGGCACTTGATGAGGATTGGAAAAATCAACAATATCAATATGCTCTTATTCAAGGTAACAATCCAGATGGAACACTTGCTGCTGGAAAATATGATGCAAATGGAAATTTCTTAGGTTTAGCTGACGAGCATCTTGAAAAATTTAACCACCATCTTAATACTACGATATACAACGAGGCTGGTGGAGTTGCTCAGTCTGGTGAGAAAATAACTGAAGACAATTATACTGTCGATATAGATGGAAATGATCGCTTTATGAGGTTTAGGGAAAACGGGAGTGTGGTTAACGACCCAACGAGGGTAAGTGAAATAATGGCTGGGTCTGCAAATGTTCTAAGTCAAAACAATCGAATTTACAATGACATGTTGGCGTCCGCTCCAGCTCCAGATATAAGAATTGACAGTCCTCGCAAAAACACTTTGTCAGACGTTCCAATACAAGGAGCAATGGTTAATGTTGGTGGTAGATTAATGATGGTAACTAAAGGCAAACATAGAGATGATTCTGGTAGAAATAGTGATGCTTTTGAAATTATGGACGTATCATCCGGTACAAGACGTACTTTTGATGGTAAGAAGAAAAGTGATAGAAGTGTGAGTGGTCTTAATGATTGGGCTGCAAGTTTCGAATAAACCTTAAAGCAAGGAAAAGATTATGATAGTTGTAACTGGAACAGCAAGAAGTGGAACTTCATTAGTTATGCAAACTTTGGAAAAATTGGGAATTGGTATAACTGGTGAAAAATTTGATAAATACAATGTTGAAGAGTATAATAAAAAAGGGTATTGGGAACTTCCTGTTTCAGCTACTATTGACGGTATACAAGATAATAGATACGAAGGAAAAGGTGTGAAGCTGTTTGTGCAGCAATTGACAAGAACTAATCCCAAGTTAATATCTAGAGCTATTAGGTGTTGTAGGTACAGAGGAGAAGCTTCAAAGAGCTATCAAAAATTATTAGCTCATTCCCCAGAATGTGGTGTACCAGCAACTAGAAAAGTATGTGATGAGTTATTTGATGTTGGTAGAGAGTATACTAAAAGATACTTGGATGAAAACAAAATACCTTATATTGATGTGGATTACAATGATATGATGAGAGATCCAAAAGGTGAAATAGAAAGAATTACAAAATTTTTAAAAGTTAAAACTGATATTAAACAAGCTGTGGAAAACGTGGGGATATAATGGGTATTGCGGCTGCGATTATAATGGGTGTCACTTCAATAGGTACAGGTATTTATAAAGGTGTATCTGCTAGTCAAGCAAACAAGGAGCAAGAGGAAAAAACTCGAGCTTTTCGCAAACTTGGGCATAAGCGTTTTGAAGATCAAATGCAGCAACAAGACAGAAGTGCCAATCTTAGTCAGTTGGAGCAATTAGCAGAACAAAGGATGGGTGCTCAAAAAAGAGCAAGAACTAAAAGTTTTAATAGAGGTTTTGTTAGGAATTATTCTCAATCCAAATACAAACCGCCTGGAGGAATTCCAAATGCACCTCCTCAACCTCAACTGATGGGGGTCAACTAATGGCTTTTCAATCTTATACGAATAAATATCAACCTCCTGGTTTTTCTATGGACAAAGCAATGCAAAATCCATTGCCTGAACAATCGATTGCCCCGAAGAGTCGAATGGGTGATGCACAAAAAACCAATCTTTCTACTACTGCGATTGATTTAATTTCTTCTCTTGCTGCTGGTGCTATAGGTGCTGGTGTTGCTGCTAAAGATCAAAGGGGTACCGAAAAAACAGAAACCCAACTTGCTCAATACGATGAAGAAGAATTTCAAAGGAAATTAGGTAGCATGAAAAGAGATGTTAATATGCAAGGTCAAAACTTTCAAAATACTATGAGAAAAAATATTACTGGTGGTGCAAACCGAATTAGACCAGCTTCATTTTCAAATATGCCAATCGCTCCTGGTCTGGGTACTAAAAGATTTGGGGGTGCCTAATGAGTGCTGGATCAAGATTTAATGCAGCTCAATATATATCTGAAGGCATTATGGGTGGTGCTCGTGCCATCACTAGTGGTATGAAAGAAAAGCAAAAAAGAGAAGATGAAGCTCCTTTTAAAAATCTTAGGCTCGAAAATGCTACTCTTCAAAAAGCTTTAACAGAGCAGAATATTGATTTAAATGAATTAAAGTTGGGTGCTGCTGAAGCAAAGAAAACTGAAGATGCTGAAGTTAAGCAAAAAATCAAAACCTTCGTAACCTTAGTTAGCGACCCTATAATGAAGGAAAAGGTGTTGGACCGTCCAGAGTTCAAGCAAGCACTTATGAGAGGATTAGGAGGAGCAGAAGCACCTTCTCGTCAAAGTGAAGCTCCAACTGAAAATGTACCTACTGCTCCTAGAACTTTGACTCCAAACCAAAAACTGCAAAAAGCCCAAGAAATCGGTTTGGCTGGATATGCAGATAGACCAGAAGTAAAAGGAATCCTTGATCCAATTCGTGAACAGGCAAAGTTTAAAAGGGATGAGGAATCTGATGTTGCTGCTGAAGAAAGAGGGTTTGGCAGAGACAAAGATATGGAAGAAATTAAGCATCAAAACAGGATTGAATTGGACAATATTAAAAATAAAGCCAGATTAGCCGAAAAAGAACTTGCAGCAGATATAAAGACCAAAGCTCAAAAGGGTAAAGTTGCTAAAGATGTCAAAGGATTGATGGATTTGGGGGTAGCATTTGATCAATTGCAAGAAGAACACAAAGCTATATGGTCTGGACCAGTTGGTGGTTTTATTGGTCGTGCAAATGTTATAGGTACCGATAGAGCAAAATTCAATGCAACAAGAGCTTTGGTGTTAAAAACTATAGCAAGAAGTTTTGAAGGTGCTAGAATGTCTGATATAGACATGACTTTTTATAACAAGATGGTTCCAAAGGATATGCACACAGACAAACAGTTTGAAGAAATTAAAACTAGTATTGAGAATTTAGTTGCATGGAGAATCAAAAGATTTAATGATTCTGGTGGTGACGACCCTGGTGCAGTTCCTGTAGAGAAAAAAGGTGAAGATGGTGCTGTTTCTGAAACTAATGAATTTGACGACCTTTGGAAAAAATATGACTAAAGAAGAATTTATAAGAGAAGCCAAAAAACGTGGCATGGACAAAGAATCTACTTTTCGTAAATTCAAACAACTTGAAGCTGCTGGAGATTTTAGTGATATAGTCCCGGAAGCTGCTCCTGAAGAAAAAGAAGATACTATTAATATTGGTGGAATAGAGATGCCTCGTTCAGAAGTTGAAGCTCAAGCCAAAGAATCATTTGTCGGAAAAACTCAAGACTTTGTTGGTGGAGCTTTCAAGGAGCCTATTGCAACTGCTGGAGGTCTTGCAACTGGTGTTGCCGAAGGTATCGGTAAATTTGGAGCTCGGACATTAGGAAAGGTTCCTGGAATGGGTGGTGAAAGATTAGGTATTCCAGAAAAACCACAAGTAGATATTCCAAGAGATTTTGAAAAACCATCTGAACCAAGGCCTATGACTCCAGAAGCAAAAGAACAATTTGAAAGATCAAAACCTGTAGGCGAATTTGGAGTAAAAGCTGTTGCTGGTGGAGTGGCTAGCACTTTAGCACCTGGGTCTGGAGTACTCGCAACACTTGGGCAGGGAGCACTCGCAAACGTTCCGTTTATTCCACAAGCATTTGAAGAGGGTGGAGTTGAGGGGGCCATAAAAGACATAGCTCTAAACACTGCTATAGACCTTGCTACTCTTGGAGCTTCAAAAGCAATCCCTGGAATAAAACAGGCAATTCTTAAAAAATTTGGAAAAGATGTGACTGAAGAAGTTGCTGAAAACATGGCCAAGGAAGCCTTTCAACAAGTTAGTGCTAAAGAGGTTAAAAGCTCTGTTGAAAAAGGATTTAAAATTGGTGAACAAGAATTCCTTCCTTCTGCTGCTCCTAAAAAAACATTGGGCGAAAAAGTATTTGGAAGAATTAAAGAAGGTGACAGGTCAATACTGTCGGAACCTTTAAAAGCTGGTGATACTCCTTTTACTAATTACGCAAAAGTTGCACAGTCTGTTAGTGATAATCCACAAAACATACCAGCACTAGACTATGCCTATAATACCAAAGGTGTTGAAGCTATGGATAAGTTAGCTCAACTGAAAAAAAATCTTGGTACAAAGGTTAAGGAAGTGTTAGGTACTGCTAAGAGTGAGACTGTGGATGCTTCTGATTTACTCTCTATGTTTAATAAAAAAACAAAAGAAGTACTGGGGATAGGAATTACAGAAGTTGGGAAAAAAGGGAAAAAAAGGGGAATTATCAAAGGAGTAAGCAAGGCTCCTGGTCAAAATGAACTTGTTGAAAAATCATATAAAATATTAAAAGGTCTTGGAGATAGTCCTACTGTAGAGCAATTAAATATTGCCAAGTCTGCATTAGGAAGTTTTATAGCAGACGCCAAAGGTAATGCTGTTAAGCCTAATGTTGCAATGGCAGAAGCAATAGTAATGAACGCAAAAGGTCACATAGATGATATGCTAGAGACTAGACTTGGAAAAGGGTATAAAGAAGTTAGCAAAGAATATGGAGAGCTTAAAGATTTGATTAGCTTTTTTAACAAGAAGCTTGGTCAAGTTGTTGATCCAAAAAGTGGTGCCGTTGAACGTGGTGCGTCTTTATTCAAAACCGCTGTACAGTCAAATAGTGATAAAGGCATGAAAGCTACATTTAAAAGAGTAAAAGAGTTAACTGGAGTTGATCTATTCAAAGAAGCTAAATATGCTGAAATAGCAACAAGAGCTGTTGGCGACGCAAGGGGTATGAGTTTAATTGAAAAAGCTGGTAGCACTGGTGGTAAAATAGGGCTTCTTAAAAAAATTGGTGACAAGGCTATTGATATAAAAAGAGGTAGCGAGTTAGATGAATTAATTAATTTTTACAACAAAGCTCAAGGGGGGCAATAATGCCAGATACAAACGATTTGATAATTAATGTTTTTATGGGGAATTGGATTATTATTGCAGCTTACCTTTTTTACTTAATATTTAATTTTTGCTGCAAAGCTTCTAAGTGGCCTATTGATGATCTTTTTATGGATCTTGTTGTAGAGCCTTTTATAAATACTGGAAAACGATTTTTTAAACTTTTTAAAGGTGGTAAAAGTGAATAAAATATTTTTAATCTTCGCCATGTTAATCTCAATGAGCTATTCAATAGATTTGAATTGGAATGGATATGGTGACACCAGTATTATAACTGATACGCTGGATTCTGCTACAATTTATTATGGTGGATTCCTCCCAATGTCTAGATATGAGAATCTTAAAATTACAGTTAAATGCAATGACACTGCTGAAGCTGGGTTTAAAAATGATAGCGTAAATTTCGAATGGGGTTTCCAGACTGGGACATTTTCAAAAGACAGTGCTGGAAAAAGAGATACTATTTTTGCAAAAGAGGACAGGTTTATAGTAGACACTATGTGTGCTGATAGTTTTGGAGTTGGCACTGCTGGTAGTATTAATTCAAGTGGTACGCTTACTAGATCATGGAATCAAGCATCCGATACATCACAAATAATTGGTTACGCAATTCAACGAAGGCAATTCTCTCCTGAATGGGATGTGCTAATTAGACCTTGGGCGAAAAGTCTTGGCGGACTCAACAAAGATGGTGCACCACTCAAATTAATATTTCAATTCGACCAAAGAACTGCTAAACCTGTAAAATTACAATAAAGGATAACTATGAACAAGATAATTACCTTACTAGCTGTGCTTACTATTTTACTATCGATCATACATTAAAAGGACACCTGGATGGAATGGTTTACAGATATTACAGCATCAGAAGTTACCAAAACTTTATTTTGTCTTGTGGCTGTGTGGTGGCTTAAAACAACAATGTCCGAAAAGACTTGTAAAAAGCATGATACTATGTTGTCAAAGGCAGAGTTTAAATTATGGGAAGTTGGGAATAGTAAAGATTTCGAAATACTTGGAAACAGTCTAAAACATTTGAGTTCAAAAATGGATAATCATATTCAAAAAGCTGAAGATTATCAAAATGACATTGTTACCCATTTTAAAGTTGCTAGAAGAAAAAAAAGAACAGTGTTGATATATGATGATGAAGATAGCAGTATTGATCTTATTAAAAGAAAATTACTTAGATGCGACGAGGATTTGTCTTTCAGAGTTGCTAAAAGTTTTGTTAATGCAAAGTATGAGCTGTTGTATTCTAATCCTGATATAATATTTAGCGATCTTATGCATAATCGTAAGCCATTAGGAATAGATCTGTGCAACTTTTGCAAGGATCAATCTATTGATATACCGTTCCATCTTTACAGTGCATCTGACAAGCCAGAAGAGTATACAGGGTCTTATTTTAATAAATCAATAGAAATTGAAAAGTTAAAGGAGTATGTATGAAAAGTTTTCTACTATTATTTTTAATCGTAACATTGGCAATTGGAGAAAAACAAATTAATGGATGGTACATTCCAGAAAGAGGAGATGCACCAAATGGAGTTAGGAATTGGGCTGATTCTTACGACTCTATTCTGTCAGCTTACGCAAGCAAGCTTACCATAGGGCAAGACACTTTTACTATTAGAGCACCTAGCAATCCTAATAGTGTCAATTTTAGTATGTATGGAAATTCCGAAAAAACAGACGACGTAAACCATATGAATTTTTATAGATCCAGGGGGACGTATGACAACCCATTACCAATACAGGCTTATGGTGCGCTTGGGACTTCTGCTGATGACTTCTGGAATTATAGATCTTGGGGCTGGAATGGTTCTGCGTATGGATTGGGTTCCGAAATAGCTGTTGTACCGACTGAAGATTGGACAGACTCTACACAAGGGTGTAATTATCAAATGTATCTAACACCAACAGGTGCGCTCGGTATGACTGAGTGTATGCATGTTGATGCAAATGGTATTAGTCCTGGAAATGGTGAATTTCTTTGTTACAATGCTGCAAAGGGGTTTAAGTTATACGCTCCTTCTAATAACGCAATTTCGAGTTTAGCTGCAATGTATAAATCAAGAGGTTCATTATCAAGCCCGACTAATATCAATAGCTCAGACCCATTAGGACAATTTGCATTTTATGGATATGGTGATAGTAGTTATAATGTTAGTGCACAATTCATAGCCGTTGCAACACAAGGGTTCACGGACTCAACAAGAGGTTCGGCGTTTAACTTTTACACTACTGATACAGTGCCGGGTAGCTCGCCAACGATAAGCGCAATTATGTATGGTGATAACACATATTTTGCAAACCCTGTAGGGGTTGGCGGAATTACCGACCAAGTAGCAAACTTAATGGTTAAACATAACTCAAGTAATAAATATGGATTTAGGATAAAAGATATTGGCTCTGGTAGGAATGCTGATGTAGATACTTGGGATCAGTCGGTAGGTGTTTGGAATGCTGGCCAATTCACTTGGTACAACTTGAGTACCGGCATAAAGATGAATATGTCTAGTGCTGGTAATGTTGCCATTGGTGATGGTGTTTCTCAAACTAGCGAAAAGTTGTATATCAATGGTGATACAAAAGTAAATGGCGCAATGGCTGTTATAGGACTACCAGCTCATGCAAATAATGCTGCAGCAGCAGGCGGCGGTTTGGCAGTTGGTGACTTCTACCGCACAGGCGGAGATCCTGATTTAGTTTGTGTGGTACATTAATAGAGGAGGGGATTATGTTTAAGAAAATATGTGCAATTATATTTGCTGTAGCTGTATTGGTTTTTGCGTTGTCATACAAACCACTAGGTGAATATGCGCTTGGCGATGGTGTGTGTGGGTACGGACCTGTAACAAATGGTTCACTTGCAAAGCCTGCAACTTACCACAAAAGTTATCACAGCAATTCGTTTAGATATAGTTCGTTTCGTTAATTATATTATATATGTAGCAACTCTAATTGAGTTAAAATGAAAGAAGGCAAATGTGCAGCACAAAGTATCAAAGCAGTACAAGAAGGGGCCAAGGACTAATGCCCAAAAAGCTAGAGATGTGAATGTAAAAAATTTTGGCAATAAACAAGAGTTGGAAGCAACTACTGGAGACTACGCAAACTGGAACAAAGTCCTTCCAAAAAGCCACACTGATTTTAAAAAAGTTATAGCCTGTGTTAATGCAGATATTGAAAAAGCTACTCCTGGTTTAGTTAAAAGCGGTGTATCTACATTTCACGTCTCAGTGTTTAACAATGCTTACAAGATTGCAATGAGAAATCCAGTTGTAAATGTTTGGCAAGTTAAATGCCCTAAATGTAAGAGGATGCATGCTATAGTATGCGATAACCCAGAATGCGGCAATACCCATGAAATAGAAATGCCTTCTGCTCAACTCGAAAAAAATAGTGTCACCATGCTTGCAAAGTTAATGGATAAATTTGCACCAAACTTAGCAGCCATCACTCAAGATGTTAATGTGAACATTACCCTTAAAAAAATTACCCAACAAACAATTTACATTATAAGCAAGTATATTCCTGCAAATCAAAAAGATTTAGCGTTGGCAGAATTTAATTTGGCAATTGGGGAGGCTATTGATTATGTTGAAGCAACCGAAGAATAAGATATCTGAATTATTAGCACAATTCCATGCAGATGTTAATGAAGGTGTGAAAGAATCAGAAGTAACCCCATTTGTACCAACTGGAGCATTGGAAGATGCTATAATAAAAATTGGTGAGTTTAATAAGCCAGGGAAAACTTTAATTATAAATTTGCAGTGTGCTAATAAATTAGGGAAAACTGCAATAGCTGCTGTGATTGCCAGGAATATTGTTTGGGATAATGATCCAGAATATTTTGATTATCCTGTTTACAAAAAATGGCCATTCACTGCAAATGAATATGATGAGAATGGTGAACTGGTTAAAATTGGTGAACCTGTAAAAAGATTTCGCATTGTTGGTACTGCTCAAAACACAGATAATTCTGGACCTATCAAAACAGAAATAAGTAAGTGGTGGCCTACATCTAGATACAATTGTATGAAAGGTGGAAAAGGTTACGATAGAATATACGAAACTGATACTGGATGGGATGGAGATGTGTTGACTTTTAACCAAGATCCAGATGAATTCGAGGGTCCACTAATATCCTTTCACTGGATAGATGAACCACCAAAACCACAATTAGTAGGAGCTTTTACTTCTAGACATATGCATGGTGGAGTTTTATTATTTACACAGACCCCTCTTAATGCAGGACCAATGATAGATGTGTTAAAAGATTTCCAAGAAAAGGGTGCTACCGTAATCACTGTTACAGCTACACTTCATGACAATTGTATCAAGACTGGAAAATTAAATTCCAAGGGAACTAAAAGGGGTTTGATGACTCCAGAAGCAATTAAGGATTATATATCCTTGGTTCCCCTGGATGAAGTGGAAGCTCGTGTTTATGGTAAAAGTCTTGGAAAGTCTGGTAAGCTTTATCCGAATTTTGATAAATTAGTTCATGTAAGAGATTTTGATTTAAATGCTCCAAGTACAAAGTTGTGGAATTGTTATACTGTGATGGACCCTCATGATAAATATTACCCATTCATCCAATGGTGGGCTATAACGCCTCCAAATGATTTAGGCATATCAAAGCATGTCTTATATAACGAATGGCCAACATACGCTTCCCTACGTGGTAATTATGACGAATTAAGAAATAGATTGGTATGCAAACTTGGTCCAGAAGATGTTTCCAGCATAATTAAGCTTTTAGATGGACAAGAATTTGGATTGAATGTAGTTGGTAGAATTATAGATCCTCAATTTGCAAAAAATCACACTTCTGATTATTCCAAAAAATCAGATGGGATTGTAATGGAGTATCAAAGACATGGAATTATTTTTAACTATCCTCCTTTGGAAAAGATTCAAGTCCAGAGAGACAACATAAGAAAGTCATTTAAGTACAATATAGAATTACCTGTTTCAAAATTTAATGAACCTGATATGTTTATTATGCCACATTGTTTAAATTCAATAAGAGCATTCGAAAGGCATTACTGGGAAGATGGAAAAGAAGTTGAATCTGAAACATTCAAAGATCCTTGTGATTGTGCTAGAATGTACAGAGCATTTGTTGCTAATAAACCTTGGGAACCTGTCAGACAGGCCCCCAAGAAAAGAAATGGTGGTGGTTTGATGGCAAAAGCAAAATCTCACTTAGACAAATTTACTGGTCATGTGAAGAGTATTGGCCTGCATTAATAGGAGTTCCTGGAACTTCACCTTTTTCGGGGTCTGGGACTTTCCCAGAAAGTACCGGCCCATTCCAAACTTCAGGGTCTTGCAAAGTGTCTTTGTGGGCACTTTTCCTTTTAACTTCAAAGGAGTATTCAGCACCTAGATTATTTTTCATAGCAGTCCAAGTAGCAGCTCTCAAAGGGGTTAATGTTGAAAAAGGCACATGGTCTTCACCAATAAAAGTTGCAAGAATAAGAGTTCCATTTGGTATTGTGTTGTGGTAAGGCTGCTTATGCTTTAACGTTGAATTGCAATAATACGAAGAATGATACATCTTAGATTCTTCTGACAATTCAGTGCTTGAAACAAGCTCTACACCAACCAACTTTCCTTTTGTTTGTCCTGCAAATTTAGAATAATAATGATCAACTTTAATTTTAATTGGTTTCATCTTCAAACCCCTCATCATCTGGAAGCAAATCTTCTGCTTCATTATTTGCAACATCTAGTTCAGCATCAACATCTGCTTCTTGGTAATCAAACTCTTGTTCTTCATCAACAGCATCCAAATCAACCTCTTCCTCCACAACATCCTCCTGGGTACTATCAAACAAGACAGGGTTCTTCTCTTCAGCAGTCATGTCACGAACATCCAGAACAGCTAACGTGTCATTGTCAACCTTGAACATCAATTCATCATCTGGAGATCTTTCCCAAGAAGCCATTACATGCACAACTTTGGTTCCATTACTAACTGCTTCACTGTACTCATCTTTAATTTTTTGCTGCTTTGCAACTTCAGCTTTACACTCTGCTTTGAGCCCGTCAACTTCAACTTTCAAATCATCTTCAAGGGTGGTAATTTCTATATCAGCACTAACATACTGCCTGTACGCATTTAACACCTCATCTTGATCGAGAACAATAAAAGTTTTAGTATCATAAGCTTCTCCTTGCAAACCAATTTTTTCTTTACTGTTTACAGCATCTTGAATAGCAACTGGTATCCATCTTTTTTCCTTTGCAAGTTTCATAATTTTCTCATCTGTCTTCATACGACTGGTGGAATACTCACAACCTTCATATAAATCGGTACCTATGAAGATTCCAAATCTTGGAACTCCACCTTCAAGCTCTTCTCTTGCCTCTATAGTTCTTCCTTCGTTATCATAAAATTTCACTACTTCTCCTTTGTTAGATTTCTAACGGGTGGGTTGCCAATTGCTTTGCTCAAGGTAATTATATTTTCTGTGCATATTTCTTCATACTTCTTTACGGCGTCACTGTACTTCAGAAGCCAGAACGCACGTGAACTATTTAACTTTTTTTCTACACAAGCTTTATCAAAGTCATCTTTATCAATAGTTAAGCAGTAACTTGAGTTATTATGAATTTCAAGACGTGGGTTTGCGATTACCATTCCACTGCATTTAGCAATTACAAAACTCCCAGGCACCCCCTCTTGAACAAGATACAACTTGTCTCCAAGCTTGATATTTTTAAAGCACACATCCTCTTTACCCTCATCCACAATACCAAGGTTGTCAAGGTAGATATCTTTCATTTTTTCACACTGAGACCCTTCACACATATCCATACTTGAATCGTGGTGATCTTTACAAGCATCACACAGCACATTCTGATCAATTTCTACAGACATTCTATTCCTCCATTTCTGTTATCTTAACAATTGTTTGGGCTTTTTTAAAAAATACTTTTCTTGCATTAATTTGATACACTTGCTTGTCATCATCAAAAACAATTTCGTTCAAACCGTCCAGTATTGATTTAACACAATTGTCAATATCTGGTTTTGTAAGCTTTGGGAAAAAAGTAACTTCTTCCAACATTTTAACTTTCTTCTTTGACCATGACTTTAAGGGTGGATAACAAAAAGACATGGATACTTTTATTGACCCCTTGAATGGCACAGCTCCTTTCATCGCAACTTGTCCAGCAACTTTGACAAGATTTTCATAGTTAACAGTATCCTTGTCTGTATATGTTTGTACAAAACTATTGCCATCCTTCATATTAACATTTCGAAAACGTGGCCTCCCTTTTGCATGTGGAGTACCTGGGATAGTAATTGTGACCTCTTTCACTTTCCCTCCTTGAGATACAAGGCATCTACTGTTTTGATTACTTTGATAGTTGCCATAATATCAGACATTGCGTCATGAGCTGTAATCGGAATCCCAAAATGTTTACATACAGTTTCAAGCTTATAGTTTTCTAGTGATAACACACCTTTCATATCCATCCACCTTAAAACTGGTAGAGGGTCAATAGCTTTCCAATTCCACCAAGATCCAAGGTATTTATCATTGCATTTTTTGAAAAATTCTGCAAGCACATTAACATCAAATCCAACATTGTAACCAGCCGGATAAAGCTTATCCTCTTTATTAAACTTCTCAATATACTTTTTCAAAATACCAGTAAATTCATAATACCCTTTTAATGGTGGTTGGAAAGTTTTGATTGTATCCAAGCTCATGTCATGTACTTCAAGTGCTTCCTTGGACACATTGTTATATGAATGAGGCTGCATTTTAATATCAAAGGACTCTTTAATTTTACCATCAACTTCTATTGCACCAGATAATTGTACAATGTCATTTTTTACCGGATCTAATCCAGTAGTTTCAGTATCAAAATATAAAACTTTCACTATACAACTCCTATCTATTGATAATGGTTTTACGTTCTGTGAATACTATACCCTCAAATCTTCTCATACCTTTGGAAGCTTTTTGCAATGCTTCAATTTTTTTAATATCAATAGTTACTAAATGTTTTGTGTCTGGAGCTTCCAACAAGCCCAAAATACAATCTTCAATATTTGTAACACGAGCTTCCCACTTTGAAGAAAAGGAAGTTCCTGCTGGTTTAGGCACAAATACAGCTTGAGCAACTGTTGTATCTGCTTGCTCTTGAAACTTCTCAGCATCAATAGTAGCTTTCTCAGCTTGCAGAGTTTTGCCTTGTGCTTCAAATTCTTCAGCTTTCTTAATTGCATTTTGTGCTTTTTCATCTGCAAGACGTCTTTTTTCCGCTGCATCTGCATCAAGTTTTTGCTGAGCAATTCTTTTCTGATTCTCAAGTTTAATTTGGAAATCTGAAAGTGATCTAGAAATTTTATTAATACCATTATCCAAAGAAGTCACTACTGCTTTGAAACGAGCATTAACTGTACCTGTTTTTGTTCTCCAGTCTTTTGTGATACCAAGCTTTGTATCATCTAGCTTTTTTTTATGTTTTTTCAATTCACCAACAAAGGGGCCTGCATTTGAAAATTCTTCTTCATTGGTAATTTGCACATCAATAATACTGTTGAGATATTCCATTGACTTGCTTAGCAAGTTAAGGGCTTCTGTAGGGATTAATTCTTTTTTAACTTCTGACAATTTTACACCTCTTTCTATTCTTTATTGTTATTAGTGTTGCTTGATTTAATCAAATAGCCACATAAAAAACTTAAACACCATGCTTGGCCCCATGTTACACATTTGAATTCGAACAAGTAAGGCATCACATAGTTCCAACACCACATTATAGGGAAAGCCATAAAAGTGCTAATACCAACAACAAGACCAACTCCACCAAGACAAATTATAACTGCCCCAATAATCTTTTCCATAAAAACTCCTTTACTTTGAAAATTTTTTATAAACATTCAGGATCGACAGAAAATCATTCCAATCCGCTGCCCTGGTTTTTTTGTAATCTTTTACTTCATATCCATCCTTAAATATACGAACACATTTTCTCCCAATGTGTTTTCTCACCCCATAGTTTTCTTTGATCAATTGATCGTAAGCAGCTAATTGCATCCTGAAATGGTCTTGAAATTGGACTGAGGTTTTCCAATCATAAACAACAGAACTGTTACAAAATTCAGTTGAAATACCAAGGTACAAATCGGCAGTTCCAGCATATCTATACTTCTTGCTGTACAAAGGTTTTTCTGTAACAACATTTTCATACATCCAAAAATTGTGTGGATGTATTCCATTCTCTTTCATGAACTTCTTAAAACCTCTAACCCATGGCTCAAGAACAGGGTCATATTCACACTTAACATTTCTAATGATACAATGAGCAACCTCATGAAAAGCCGTCCCAAATTCGGCTGCTGTGTGGTCTGTAATGAATTCGCTACCAGAAATAGAATTCCAATGTTCACCATTTTTAACAGCAACTCTACTTAGTACTTGAGTAACGGATGGAGTTTCCAAGCCATTCCAAGTGTACAAGTGTTTTTCATCATTGTAAACAAGCATGCTATTTTACCTTTGCTCTAGATTCTGCTTCTCTAGTAATTAAATCAATTGCAGCATCTTGCTGTTCTGTCGTAATAGAGTCAATATTCTTAATTGACAATTCAGCGCTAAGAACATTGTTAATATCCTGCTCAGTCATTCCACCAATAATACCTGTGCCAAGCAAAGCAGCTTTAAATTCTTCTGCACCAAATGCAAGTGGAGCATCCTCAACAACAGCTTGAAACTCATTAACCTTTTTGACCATTTTTTTATCTGCAATAAATGTTAGTAGTTTTTTAAATTCGTCATTCACCCAAGATATATGGTCAAGTTTTACAATATTCTTTTTTGCGACAAGATACGCTTTGAGCTGCTCCACATCCATACCAGAGTCTTTACATTTGCCATGGATCAAACCAACCTGCTTTGAAGAGATCCACTTATTTTCTTTTCTCATTTCATCCGTAATTTCTCCCCCACTCTTTTTTACAACAGTAGGTCTTGAAATTTTTGGTTTAGATGAAGTGGATTTTTTTGCACCAGAAACAACTCCTCTCATTTCCTCGTCAAAATCTTCAATATCTTGGGTGTATATTCTAGATGCACCAAGCACAGACATGACACCATCAACTTTGGATCTTTTCTTGGCCATTTTTAAAATAGTATTAGCAATATCTGCAGGGTTAACCTGTACTTGTATTACAGAGTAAGCATCTTTATTATAAGGCTTGATCCATTTAAGACGCCTTTTGTCCTCTGGTAAAGAATCAAACTCTTCTTGACAAACTGCTTTTTTCCAGTGATATTTTTCTTCCAATGAAGAACATTCGCCTATACCGTACCCAAGGTACGCTCCGGTCTGGTTACTGTGCATATTCGAAGTAATTCTATACTTTACATAACCAGCTTCATAATCAGAAAGATCTTCAATATAAGGCTTATCGTTAAGTTGAAAAGTAACCATTAACATTTCAGCTCCTGGCTTATACAGGGTTGGTTTTTTGCAACCAGGAATAACCCCATAATCAATATCACTCTTCATAACACTACTTTGTATCTCAAGCATTCTACCAATGCGAGCTGTTAACACTTCTGGTTTTTCCCAGTGTGCCAACTCGCCATTGTTTGTAGTCTGTAAATCGTTCATATAACTCCTTTTGTTAAATTTGATTATATCTAAAGAGACAGCTAACACATGTATCTCTGTTTATATTTTCCACTATCACCCCTACAGCATTCACTACTGGCTTAGGCAAAAACGTTCTTCCACAGCACACACAACTTTTTTCATAAATCACATCCGGTAAGGGTGGGGAATAACCTCTTGATCTTTTCACGCCACGTTCAACCACTGCATCTTTTAAACTAATATCACCTTCCATAATTAAAACCTTTCTCCGCTTTCGTTATTGTTCCTGTTCTGCCACATAGTAGTTTGAGCTGGCAGCACTGGTTTAGATTCTGGCTGTTGTTTTTTAACATCTTTATTGTAATCTAGCTCAAACATTCTACTGTTTTCTTCATTGTACCTCATCCAAGTTAATCCAACTTTACCATGAGTTTTAAACTTTACTTTTTGAATATGGCACTGTACTAAATTTTTTGCAAAATCCCTATAAAATGTAATCCCCATATCAACACCATTGTACCAGTGAGAACTACCCTCAAGATTGTATAGTGTTGGGACTGGGTACACAGCAGCTCCCCTTTCTTTGAGCATCTTAGTAGGATGAGCACAAATACCCATCCAGACATTGTTGGTTCTACCAAAAGCTTGGTATTCTCTCAACAGTCTACCAACTGCCTTCATATCGTTTTCATTCTTTTTTAAATTAACCTCCACTTTGTTCCATGGATCAATTAAAGCAGCATCAATTTTATAATGTTCAGAGGCATCCTTTATAAGTCTCTGTAAAGATTTGTGAGTAACATTTTCCTGGTCAGGTTCTAGAAACAATATATGATCATTTAATTTTTCCATAGCACTGCTCAGTTGTGCCTTGTTCATTCTATTTTTACCAAAAAAATTCATACCCACCAACTTCTGTACCATTGGGTGTATATGCATATAATACGGTTTATTTTCAGGGGAAAATATAGCCCACTTCCAACCATGCTCCAAGACACTATTAATAATAATTGCATCCACAATAGTAGTTTTGCCGTGAGAAGGAATACCATTAAAAACATTCAAAAGACCCTTGACCAATCTGTAATGTTTCGAAAATTCAGGCCATTCAGAAAACCCTAAACCTTGCAATTCTCTGCCCTCATTATAGTATTTTTCTACTCCTGCAGCAACATCATTCACTCTAATTAATCTCCCCCTCCTCCTTCGTTTAATACCAGCATCATTTGAATACCTTTCCAGCTCCTCGTTAAGTTTTTCAACTGCATTGATACTATCACCTATTTGAGTATCTTGATTAGATGATTGAGCAATTATATTATGAGACGCCTTGATAATTTTTCTTCTAGCAGACTTCTCCAAAACAATATCAATTATGTTTTGAGGGTTGGAAGTTGTAGATGTACCTTCAAGACATTCAGCAATGCGTCCTGGAACTTCAGGAATCGCTACAAGATAATTAGTCACCAAAGAGATATCTACGTCCTTTTCCTCCTCAAAAAGGGTCTCCATTGCAGCCATAATTGAAATATTAACAGTATTGTAAAAATCCTTACTGGTTATTTTCTGCAAAGTCTTCTCAATTAAATCAGGATCTATTAACAATGAACCAATAATTGAGTTTTCCGCATCCATTGAATTTGGTTGTATCATACCCATTACATCACCAATCCATGATCTTCGTTATTGTTAGAATTATTTTTTTGTTGATCCCAAGGAATAAAAACACGTGAAGTGTATATGGTTTTCCTTATCGTACTTCTCCAATCAATACCCTTATTGCGTCTTCTTTTTTTATTTTTCCAACCATCCTCTGTAGACCAAAAAACGTTAAAAGATTTATTAAGGGATGCAACAACATCACATCTTGAATCTAGTACCTGTGACAGAATGTCCATAAATTTTCCATCTGCTAACAATTCAATTCTCGCAGCTTCAGCCATTTTTTTATATTCAGCAAAGTCTTTTTTCCATGTAACTGATTCACGAGCAGGAACCAATTTGTTCCATTTCTTCGTAACCTTTTCCACAGAGGTAAAAGAGGCTCCAAAATAAAAATGCATATCACACACATCGCAATACATACTTATATCAACCATCCAACTTACAGCGTTAACTTCCCCCTTACATATCGGACAAGGATTAATTTCAGACATGAGTTATTTCCTTTCTATACTTTTTACAATAGGGTGTCCACGTGTCCTCATATATCTCAGTGTTAAACCCTAATTGATAACAAACACATTTATCCATCTTGCAGCGATCACGCCACACAGGACACAAGGGGCGCAGTTCTAGAGTTTTTAAAAATTTTAATTCTGCTTCTGCTTCTGCTTCAGATTTAGCCATTGTGGCTTTTATAGTTTTTTCAACAGTTTTATAAAACATCAATCCACCTCCTGTAAGTTTTCTTCAATAAACGATACCAGTTCAGCACATATTTTAACAGCAGCCTCTTTTTTATCCTCTGCCTCCACTTCCACAGCATGGCCTTCTGTACCTTCACTGATCTCCTCAAGTTTATAAAAAATCTTTTCTGCAATATCATCCACATCACCAACATATTTCATATTATCCTCCAACTCTTATTAAAATACAACCAATTAAATAAAAGAAACTCAACACTGTTACTAAAATCATTGCGCCTTTAGCCATAAATATTCCTTAATTTTTAGGGGGTGAAAATTAATATAATACTTTTTTAATTAATTACACATTTTTTCTACAATAATTTCATTTTATTTCATCTTCTGTAACTATATGAGACGAGTCTTTTTTGCAATTGTACCAAAAAGCTGTACCCATACCCCCACCAAGATCACAAAACCCATCTTCAATTGTCTTTCTTCCAGGCATTGGGAATATTTCACCATGCTTTTTCTTTGCTATGGCAATCATTTTAAGCTGTTTTGTAGTTAATCTTTTCATTTTCAAGAGCCTCCTTGAATATTTTATACGGTATAACTTTTCTAACTATCTGCGCACTTTTTAGTAGACTTTTTTTTCTTGCACCAGCACCAGCAGCATAAGCAGCAGCAGCAGCAGCAGCAGCAACTTTTACTTCCTCCAAGGTAGCTTTGTCTAGCAACCAAAGCCTGGCAACACGGATAGCGTTTTGTGGGCGCTTTTGAGGATCATTTACATATTTCATCGTTTGTTCAGCACAATCACAAGCAGCTTCTACTATTTTTTTTCTATCAATTTCAAGTCTTACAGCTAGCCATAACAACCAATCTCCACGATTACAAATACGGTACAAATTATATGTGTTTTGGCCGCAACTACCAACAATCCAATCTTCACCGCTGCTACAGGGCGTAAACTTTTGGATTCTTTTAACAAAGTCATTTTTTTTCATTTCTCTTTACCTTTCTATTGTATTTTTCTAACCTTCTGTGTGCATAGTCCCAAATCTTTACAGTAACAAATGCTTTATCAGAAAAACCTAAAAGCCATTCCGGTCTAACACCTAAATATTCCAACTTAATTATTTCTTGTGCATACAAATCCCTTTTCCCATTTATAATTTTTGTCCAGGTCGCTCTTGATATTCCAAGATATTGAAAAATTGTTCTGTGCTGTACTCCCATTCTAGATGGGATAGTTTTCAATCTTTGGTTTGTTAGTGGTGTCATTTTTTCCCTTTATTTGTAATTGATAGTTATCTTTGTTCTCATAAAAACTCCATCTTCGACGGTCGTCATATTCAATATGTAAACAGTTTTTTGACAACATCGGCTGGAAATATTTTGAGTATACTGCTAAACGTTTTTGTACCATTTCGAGCATTTTGAGCTTCTGCCTAGGCGTAAAATAATAAGTTCTATAGTCTTCCGCTTGCCCCACAAAATGCAATGACCGTGACCTGTGATTACCACCTGTTGCGCTAGTCAAAACGGCTTTTTTTCCAAACTCTTTGTATACTTGATCAACAACTAATCTGGATATGTACATGCATTGTTTTATTGTATCCGGTGTTTTAATTCCTAGTCTTGTTATCATATTTTTTTAATTCTCCCCGATAAAAGAATGGATAGGTACCATTTTTTCAATGTTCAAATTTATAGTTTCGTTTAGTTTGAATCTGTAAACAAAAAAGTCGTGATAATCATCCTCTTCAAAACTTTTTATTTTTCTTATTTGCTCAAGAGCGCTTTTCTCATCTGTGTACACTCCAGATATCCCTTGATAGTAAACACCTTTTCTTTGTATTACATATATAAAGCTCATTTCTCTATCTCCTTACATACTAAGTGATGACAAATTATCCCACCTGTCCAAATATATCCTTGTTCTTTCAAATCTTCAATGCACAATTCAAAACTACCATTTTTCAAACTTTTACCTATCCTAGCCCCTCTAAGATGTGGACAAACTTTTATCAAAACAAAGTCAGTGTTTTTAATTTTATAAATATTATCCGGTAAATCTGGTATATATGTATTTATTACCGTCACGTCGTGTACTGTCACCATTTCCATTTCAACATCTTCTTTATCTCTGTTGTCCGGTATTTGCGATGATACCATTACAAGAACAACAACTACTATAGGTACAGCTACTACAAGCCACCCCCACCCAAGATTAATCTTAACAATATTCATAACTTTTTGCCTCCTGTAAATTTTAAATAAATTCCAGTTTTAGCACTATACTTATTAGACAATGCGGTTTTTTCTTTGTCAATTGTTCCAACAGGATGGCCACATTCATGCAACACAGACAGCTCTAATTTTCCATATCTAGCAACAGCCTTAACAGTATATAGAGCGTTGAGTGGTTGAAAATACACCTTCCTTGCGTGTTTAAAATCAATCTCACTACCACCACCAAGAGAAAAGTGACCTTTTGGACTGTTAATATACAATTCTAGATTGTTATATATTAAATTGTGTTGGTTCTCGTGATAATATAGAAAATCTTCAACCCCATCATAATATAAGTTGGTTTCTGAAGTTACAAACCCAAAAATTAAAGAGTAAGTAAATGTAAAGCTTTTAATGTATAGTAGTAGTGCTTCCATTTTCAATCCTCTTCTTGTCCTTTTAAATTGTAATTCTCTATTAAATTTTCTGCCAACATTCTATCTTGTGTATCTGCAAGAACTAATTCGTTTTCATCAATCCAACTATATTGGTCTACTACTACACCTCTTACCAGCTTATACACAGAGTAACTTCCTATGTTTTTCCCACCGTACAGCTGAGAATAAGTAGCTGCAACAATTCCATTTTTAATATCTCTGTCACAATTAACTTTCACAAACGACAATTGACTAAATTTTTGTTTCATTTTATTTTGTTCCTATCATATGTATAATGAATGGTGTGATTAGTACTATGTAAAGTCCAAGAGCAAACAACAACCAAGAAATACCCTTTAATGTATTTATTATTTTCTCACTATCACTCTTTGATTCTTTTTTGTTCATTTCACCCCCTTTTGTTAGTAATGTATTAAATCTTTCTATTACTTTTCCATCAATTTCTACAAGTTGCCCAAAGTACAACTCATGCTTTGCTATTGGGCACGTTTTTTCTTTATCAGTATCCCATGGATGGTAAAAATCTTTATTCCCATCTTGGAAGTAATCACCACCACACAGTGGGCAGAATTTAATCTTAATTTTTGCCATGATACCTTTCTACGATTGCTTGTTTTGCTGTTGTGTGTTGAGTTGCGTGTTTAGATCTTGGAGCACACAATAATAAATCATAATACTTAGCTGTTACCTTGATTAATTGCTCTTGTAGTTCTTTTTTAGTTTGGTCAACCATTAATGGCTCCTTTTTTTTGTGTAAAAGGCTTTTACACCTCTCTAATTAATTACTGAGTACAATAATTATTCCACAATTCGTTGTGTATATTATTTGCATCCTCATCACAAGAACATCCAACACCGTCAATAGCGCTCTCTATTCCATATTCCACATTATAGCCTTTTGATTCTAACCATAATTCAAATTCTACTGCTTCGTGTGCATCAATTGTTATTATTACTGTCATTTCCAACTCCTTTTTGAGTTACCAGTTACTTACTATACAATAGAGCATATATCGTGCCACTTACTGGACACAGTTTTAAGCACACTCACACAGGTTAATGTATTAGTTAGTTAAAATATCCGACACGATACATGTTTAATTGCTCCTTTCCGTTGTACTTACTACACTTACGGCTTGTAAAGATTCTCGACAACATTCTGGATTATTTTACACTTTCTACTAGTTTTATCATGTGATTGTAAACTTTAATTTCACTGTGTAAATATATTATTTTAAATCTTAATCCACTTAAAAAAACAGTATCTTTCAAGTTTGGGTCACCACTTGCTTTAAGTAATTCAACGGCACTAAGGAGTACGTTTGATTCAATTAATTGGTTACCGTTTTTAAACCCTTCTTTTGAAGCAATTTTTAAAATATCCATATCTTTTGTACGGACTGCATTAGATTCTTTAATTTCTTTGTCAAGTAATTCGATTATTTCTTTAAGTTGCATTCTATTCACTCCTTTGGTTTATTAAGATCTCTTTCTATTTGGTCAATTTCCATTCTAACTTTTAGTTTATATTTAATACCTTCTCTTTGCTTTTGGCTTAAGATTCGGTTTTTTTTATCTAACGCTTCTTGCATACGTTCTTTAAATTTTTGTTGGTTTTCCTGCATTTTTGTTATAAAAGTATCAATATCTGGTTTAGGTTCACTTCCAATTATTTTAATATCTTCTTTCCTATTAAATGACTCTTTTTCGATTTCCTTCTGTCCTTCCTTTCTTGCTTGTTCTATAACTTTTTGATAATGTTTCTTTTTTTTGAACCATTTGTGAATTCTGTATATAAATTCAGCTCCTAGATATCCAACAAAATAAGCAGCAAGAAAGAATATTGCTATAACTATTGTTAATACGACATAAAACATATTATTTTCCACAAAACCTCCTAATTAAAATGTTAATACGCAAGGTTGTACAACCACCACCAATAATAATAAAAAATCAAAAGGGTAATTGCTAAAGCCCACGCTATTTTATTTAACATGTGTCCACCTCTTTTTAAATTAATGACAACCAAAATATTCCAAAGGGAAAAGTATACATAAAAACTATTATTCCAAATTTTAGTATATAATTAAATGTTTTATTCATCATTTGCACCTTTGTAAGTTTTTTTAAGGAATAGGTATTCTTTCCAAACAGCTTTAACCAAATCTTTAAAATTAAAATATTTTCTGTCACAAATTAAATTATTTAGAATATCAACAACGCTTCTATAAGGTGTGTTGCAACATTTTTTACAACCTGTTATTTCTGCCACAGGGCAACCACAACAAACTCTATTAGTAACCATGGTGTAATCATCGTATGTTCTACAATAAGCACAATCACCACTAATCACACTAATACACTGTAAAAGTATGTAATCTTTTCGTCTGTACGCTTTAATAGCATTAATCAAATTCTCTGCCCAATGCTTTTGAACTTCTGCAGATATTATATTTAGTTTCATAACATTCCCACTTCCTAAAAAATCGTAATTGATTCAAGATTCCAGTTTTTTGGTACAACTTCATAAGGTACAGATGATATCATTTTTTTGTCT